CTTATCCTGATTTAAAGCGAGAGATTGTAGGTCGCTCACGTGAGATATATACTAAGTTTGGAGCTACATTTAATAAGACTGATATGATTTGGACTTTTCCTCGAACAGACCAATTAGGTGGTCGAGGATTAAGTATGCAGGAGCACAAATATTCTTAGCACATTGCGAAGAAGAAAAGAATGTTCATAACTTCGATTCAATGGAAATCAGTTTATTCACTCCAGATGAATTAACTAATTGCACTGAATACATATATCTATACATTGCATTTGAACGCGGTAGGGCTCCTAAGGAAGTGGATTACTTCTATTACACGCGGCGCAGGAATGCCAGGTGGAATAGGTCATACATTTGTAAAGAAGCGATCATTGACCCTTATCCTAAAGGTGGAAAGAAGATTATAGGTAGAGGTGGAAACAAGCGCATTATATTCATGCTACACTAGAAGATAATAAGGAACATATCGACCCTAATTATTCACAGGCTCTTGATGCACGTCCTGACGCAGAGCGGAAGGCCAAGAAATTTGGTGACTGGTCAGCATATCTTGGACTAGTATTTGATGAGTTTCGAGATAAGAAATATCCTGATGAACCTGAGAATGCATTACATGTAACTACTCCATTTGAAATACCGTCATGGTGGCCCAAATTGATAATAGGCCGATTGGGGCTATGCTGCTATGACATATATTGGATTCTATACAATATCTCCAAATAAAAGAATTTATCTTTATCGTGAGTTGAATTGGGTTAAAGACTAAGATTGCTGAATGGGCACCTGTCGTTAGAGATTTTGCTGATAAAGAAAATCCTAGAGTTGTTAAATTCTGTAAATCAGCCGGCCAGGATAGAGGACAGGAACATACTATTCAACAGCAAATTGAAGAGGCTCTTGGAAGATCAATAGAATTAAGTGTTAATAGTCCCGGAAGTAGAGTAGCTGGTAAGATGTTAGTCATGAATATTTAAGATGGAAACCAAAGCCAGTAATTCCTCCTGAAGCAATAGGCGAATATAATGAAGCATATGCAATGTGGCTTCTCCGAAATAAGGATTTATTAGAATATAAGAATTATTTAGAATTATTTAATCCTCCTGAGGAGGAGACTAATATTCCTAAACTTCAAATATTTAAATGCGAGGAAGAATTTCATGAAGGTCATCCTAATTGTTGTCCAGTAATGATTGGTGCAGTTCAAGCCTGCAATTATGATAAGAAAACTAAGGAAGTAAGGCTGCTGAAGATGTTGCTGAATTTGATGGTGATGACCCATATGATGATTTACGTTATGCATTAGATTCTGCAGAACGTTACTTTGTAGAAGCAGCTAGTGAGTTTGAAAGAATTCAGAAACAAGAACAACTAATGCAGACTCTACAGAATACACAAGACTGGACAGCTTACTATAGAAATATGCGAAATGTTGAATCATCTACTTCTAAGATTCAGGTTGTTCGTAGATTTGCGAAACGTCATTAATCGGAGTTAATATGTTCAATTGGATTCGTGAATTATTAGAAATTAAATATGAATTTAGAGAAAGAAGAATCAAACTATTGGAAGATAGTAAGGTTTGTCAATCATGTAATATACTGAAAGTTGCCCTAGAAAGGGCAAACTTCGAGAAAGATAGATTAATGGAAAAATTACTAGAAAAAAATGTTGAACCTGTTAGGTGACAGAATCACCACGACCTATTATGCCAAAAAATATTCCTTGGAATGTTCGTAGGCAAATGTTTGAGAGTGAGGACCGTGAGAAGCCAGACTTATGAAGGAAGCGCCAAAGCGATCTCAACTGAAGATTTGGAAGCGGAATTAAAAAATGCCGAATCCACAAGACAAGCAGAATCAAATAACTAATGCAATAGCCAAAGTTCGGCAGGAGATGCCAGATGTTGGTCCTGTCAGCGTTAGTCCCTCAGACTCAATATTAAGTAAGTGGTGTGCCTCGCGGCTCAAATGCTGTAACCAATCCATTTACTGGAAATATTACTTATGACCCTTCTTCATTAGAAGGAATGGACTGATGACCAAGTGCAGAATATTATTGCTCATGAAATGACTCATTCTAGGCAAGCTCAGAATACTCCTTGGTATAAAAACTGTTATGGGATTATTTACTCCTGATGAAAAAGTTCCATCTTACTATTAAACCAGGTCAGCATTGATAATCCTTATTTCTGGCGTCCTGAAGAAATGCCAAGCATTCAAACTGAAAAGAATAGAATCGCGAGTCAGAATCAACCTTTTGCTCGCGATCCTATGACTCAACAACCAGAGTGTAGTTACCTTTCTAAATTTATGCATTACTTGGATCGAATGGCATAACTACCTCATGGATGTGGAGCTACATTGATACCTTGTTTCCTAGAGTAATTAGTGGAATATTCTGGTTGTTGAGTCATAGGATCGCGAGCAAAAGGTTGATTCTGACTCGCGATTCTATTCTTTTCAGTTTGAAATGCTTGCATTTCTTCAGGACGCCAGAAATAAGGATTATCTAATGCTGAACCTGGTTTAATAGTAGATGGAACTTTTTCATCAGGAGTAAATAATCCATAACAGTTTATACCAAGGAGTATCTGAGCTTGCCTAGAATGAGTCATTTCATGAGCAATAAATTCTGCACTTGGTCATCAGTCATTCCTTCTAATGAAAAGGGTCATAAGTAATATTTCCAGTAAATGGATTGGTTACAGCATTTGAGCCGCGAGGCATCATCCACTTACTTAATATTGAGTCTGAGGGACTAACGCTGACAGGACCAACATCTGGCATCTCCTGCCGAACTTTGGCTATTGCATTAGTTATTTGATTCTGCTTGTCTTGTGGATTCGGCATTTTTTATTCCGCTTCCAAATCTTCAGTGAGATCGCCTTTGGCGCTTCCTTCATAAGTCTGGCTTTCTCACGGTCCTCACTCTCAACATTTGCCTACGAACATTCCAAGGAATATTTTTTGGCATAATAGGTCGTGGTGATTCTGTCACCTTAACAGGTTCAACATTTTTTTCTAGTAATTTTTCCATTAATCTATCTTTCTCGAAGTTTGCCCTTTCTAGGGCAACTTTCAGTATATTACATGATTGACAAACCTTACTATCTTCCAATAGTTTGATTCTTCTTTCTCTAAATTCATATTTAATTTCTAATAATTCACGAATCCAATTGAACATATTAACTCCGATTAATGACGTTTCGCAAATCTACGAACAACCTGAATCTTAGAAGTAGATGATTCAACATTTCGCATATTTCTATAGTAAGCTGTCCAGTCTTGTGTATTCTGTAGAGTCTGCATTAGTTGTTCTTGTTTCTGAATTCTTTCAAACTCACTAGCTGCTTCTACAAAGTAACGTTCTGCAGAATCTAATGCATAACGTAAATCATCATATGGGTCATCACCATCAAATTCAGCAACATCTTCAGCAGCCTTACCTTCCTTAGTTTTCTTATCATAATTGCAGGCTTGAACTGCACCAATCATTACTGGACAACAATTAGGATGACCTTCATGAAATTCTTCCTCGCATTTAAATATTTGAAGTTTAGGAATATTAGTCTCCTCCTCAGGAGGATTAAATAATTCTAAATAATTCTTATATTCTAATAAATCCTTATTTCGGAGAAGCCACATTGCATATGCTTCATTATATTCGCCTATTGCTTCAGGAGGAATTACTGGCTTTGGTTTCCATCTTAAATATTCATGGACTAACATCTTACCAGCTACTCTACTTCCGGGACTATTAACACTTAATTCTATTGATCTTCCAAGAGCCTCTTCAATTTGCTGTTGAATAGTATGTTCCTGTCCTCTATCCTGGCCGGCTGATTTACAGAATTTAACAACTCTAGGATTTTCTTTATCAGCAAAATCTCTAACGACAGGTGCCCATTCAGCAATCTTAGTCTTTAACCATTCAACTCACGATAAAGATAAATTCTTTTATTTGGAGATATTGTATAGAATCCAATATATGTCATAGCAGCATAGCCCCAATCGCCTATTATCAATTTGGGCCACCATGACGGTATTTCAAATGGAGTAGTTACATGTAATGCATTCTCAGGTTCATCAGGATATTTCTTATCTCGAAACTCATCAAATACTAGTCCAAGATATGCTGACCAGTCACCAAATTTCTTGGCCTTCCGCTCTGCGTCAGGACGTGCATCAAGAGCCTGTGAATAATTAGGGTCGATATGTTCCTTATTATCTTCTAGTGTAGCATGAATATAAATGCGCTTGTTTCCACCTCTACCTATAATCTTCTTTCCACCTTTAGGATAAGGGTCAATGAATCGCTTCTTTACAAATGTATGACCTATTCCACCTGGCATTCCTGCGCCGCGTGTAATAGAAGGTAATCCACTTCCCTTAGGAGCCCTACCGCGTTCAAATGCAATGTATAGATATATGTATTCAGTGCAATTAGTTAATTCATCTGGAGTGAATAAACTGATTTCCATTGAATCGAAGTTATGAACATTCTTTTCTTCTTCGCAATGTGCTAAGAATATTTGTGCTCCTGCATTACTTAATCCTCGACCACCTAATTGGTCTGTTCGAGGAAAAGTCCAAATCATATCAGTCTTATTAAATGTAGCTCCAAACTTAGTATATATCTCACGTGAGCGACCTACAATCTCTCGCTTTAAATCAGGATAAG